TTCTAGATTGGTTATATATGGTTATATGATTATATAAGATTATATAGTAACACACGATTAAATATACTGACCTGAGTCATTTAGGCCATCCTGTCTGGATTCGAGAGAACCCAGAGAGTTTTTGCTGTCGCATTCTTCGCCAGCCATATCTCCCTTGAAGTGAGCCAAAGCCAAATCATAAGGAAGCAGGTCAACGAAAAATTCGTTAGCTCTACACGCACTAGATATCCAAGTGCGAAAACTCTCGTAGAAGTGCAGGCCATGCAAAACAGCTTCTCGTGCAGCATCATGCACGTTTTGCTTCGTAGCCTCTTCTTTTTCCTTACCACGAACCCATCTACACATTTCAGCAATGACATCCGTATCAAGAGCCGCCACAAAACGTTGCAACTCGTTATGATACTTGAACTTGCGCTTAAGAAAGGAAACTTCCTCTACTGTTTGAAAGTGCAGTTCAGATGTTTTATCTGAGCTTGTGTAGATGTGGCCAATGGTAAGCAAAGCTCTGGCCATATTTTGCGGCGTGAAAAAGCATTTCGCCCTTTCTGACACTGACAACAAATTGTCGTCGCCATAAGCAACTAATACAACATTATCGTGAAACGCACAAAGCGCATCATCGGTGTTTCCTCCCTCAGGTGTTAGTAAAAACTCTTTGAGGCAGTAGTAATAGGCGTACCTGCATACTATCATGTTGTAGATGCTGTTGATTATGACTGTCAGTGGATTTCCTGACGGTTGAGAGTGGGTCATTTGATAAACATCCGAGCCAACGAGAACGTGGTGGCTTTGAATGTTTTCAAAGAGTACGTGACGGATCAGATTGTCACAGTTGTCGAAACCACCTGCCATGTCAGTACGAGTAGTGTACCAATAGCAGATAAGATCGCAAACCTTAGCCAATATGTCACCACGGAGTGATCCATCAAAATTGGAGAAATCTCCGGCTATGATGTTTCGTCCGTTTCCCAGCGAGCAGAGTTTGTGGTACATAAAGTCCCACGATAACGAGTATGGATCTATTCCTACAGCACATTCACTTATCTTGTGACGTGACATGATCTCATTGGCAAAGCCTAAGAAATACATGCGACATGCAATTACAAAATGCATGGGTGCTGCGCAAAAGACCCTCGTCTTTCCTGCATTCACTTTCTCAATTGGTCGTCGTTCATCCTTAAGGGTGGCACAGTAGACAGCTACCTCACAACAGCCTTGACTTGCGCTGTTGATCATACGCATAACCGTCTCCCTTACCTCGTCCGAGTACAGGTACTTATCGTCATACCCGAACCAGTGGTGCTTGCCTTGTCCTTTATTCTGTAGGACCCACGGATAACCGGCACTGGAACTTCTGTTAAGGGGCTTAACATAAGTTGCCTTCTCTCTTAATTCTTCGTTTCTTATCACTCCATCGATTGCTTCCTCGTAAGTTAGCACCCCAATACCTTTGGAATCTTCTGGTAAAGAAGCGAAGAATGTTATGTATGTGTCTGAAAGTGCTTCTTTTAGTATAGACACATTGATAGTTGGTACCTTACCAAGCATTTTTGCAATTCCTTTTGTCATCGGGTCTATTGTTGTACCGTCCGATAATTGAAATGGTCTAAGGTGTGCTGGTTTAGTGATACACTCGCCGAGATTTCCAGCTAGTATGGAAGGAGATATCTGAGTCTTTCCAGATACTGGCACAGGTTTAGCTTTTCCTACATAATGGCAATCGCCTTGAGCTATTGCTTGTACTGCAGGTTGTGTTCCCGTGTCAACATAGGAAGGTACTTTGACATCTACAAAACCATAAGTGTCTATCTCATAGTCATCGGTGTGTTTCGTTATAGCATTCTGGATAAGTTCTCGAGAGAGAACGATACTTATTCCATCACCTTTGAGTCCAGCATAGTGCATACCAATAATTTTACCGGGTATACCTTTACATGCTGCAAAAAGTAAGGATCCACACATACCTTGCTCAGTAGTGACATCATAAAATATGACATCATGAGCCTTGCACGTGGTGTTTGGTCCTGATCTGGTTGTAATTCCAACTTCATAATCCAAGATCTGCTGTTTGGTTACCGTTGAAGTGAACAAAACTTTATGTTCACCAAGATGTTTATAACCAGATAATAACATCTTTGCACGTTTGATCTTGTGTATGTCAGCTGCAGGAGCGAAAAAGTTGGTTATTTTAGCTCCACAGCGTATATTAGGAGGTGCTGTAAACATGCACATATCTTGCTCTCTACCTCGGAGGTCTTTCACGTAGGTTATGGCTATATCTCTGACTCTAATTTCTGGGCCAGTTATTGATCCATAATTAAGTAACTCAAACGTAGGACCACATTGGGTTTTAAACCAGTGGGCCGGAGTCATTAGTGTTCGACCTGAGATGTAGAGAGCATTAATTGTGCGAATTAGCGTTTCTCCCTCAGACGTAATGATGGTAGATCTAAGAACCACCAAGTTGTGTTTGACGATCTTCTCCCATTGTTCAACTAACACAACATCTCCACTTTGTGCTTTTGCTTCCACTTTTGGTTCTAAACCGGTTTTGGCTAGGAAATTTGCAGAATCACTGACAGGTATTTCGTCAGCTTGGACTATTGCTGTAGTTTTACGAGCAGCTGCCTTGGTCAGTATTTCTCTTGACTGACTTTCTGCTACAAAGGCCATTTCTGCAAACTTCGGATCCTTGGTTGTGCTAAAAAGTTTCTTGCACCACCCTCGAAGATAACATAGAGGGCCTTTCTTATTCCCAGCTTCTGCCTTTGCTGGATTAAATGTGGCACAAGCATCGCATGAAGAACGACAAAGTGTAGCGTTCTTGAGACCGTCCAATGTGCGAGCGGCTAATACTTTACAACGTGTAACATTAAAGTATCCAATCCCTGCTAAACCAGCGGCAACTACACCGAGCCAACGCGCTGTTTTACTGTTGAAGATTGCCTGGAAAATTTCATATATTTTTGTCCCAGCCTTGTGTAGGCGAGCCAACTGTGATGAAATATATTCCTTAAGTCTCTTGGCTTCTTCAGTAACTTTCGCAAAGGTTGGAAATTTAATGCTCACTTCTTTGTCTGTTTTTAAGTGAGCCATCATATCCTCAAATGTAGATATAGAACCAGCTTTAACTTCTTGCTTGAGTTGTTCGCACAATGGACCTGCTGACATTGCAGTTTTTGTCTTTTCTATTACACAACTGGAGAGAGAGTCTAAAGTCTGTCGTACGTCTTCTGGTGACTTAGTGCTAGCGTCTGAAATAGATATTTTTTCCTTGATAATCTTACTGCCATAAGTTACTTTGTTGCAGAACCAGTCTTTGTAAACACAGTTACAGTCATTAATACCTGGATCTTCGAGGATTTGCTTCTCGTAGCACTTGTTAAAGAAGCAACCACAAACTACATCCGCATCAATGTCAACATATTCTTCTTCTTCTTCACTTTCACTGTCCTCTTCTTCACTACCCTCACTTTCACTACTAGAATCTGATAGTGGAGGTATGGGAGTGGTTGAAGCAGAACTTGAATCTGATGATGTTGACGCTGGTGAAGTTGTAATCTTGGTTTCCTTTGATTGTGTTTCTGCAACTGGTTTAAGACTCTTAGCTAATTGTGCTGCTTTGTCCATGAGACTGTCTTCTTTCTTGATACCCATTGAATTCTTAAGGGCTATACGATGTTTGTCACATTTCTCCTTGGCGTCGCAAAATGCGTGCCAAAAGGTTGACAAATTGTAAGTTGTATCGTAGTTACCTGTATGCATATCGTAAGTACGTATTTCATAGACAGCTTCACAGAATTCACTTTCGTCTCGTGCGTGTTCAACCATGTACTTTGAGACTTTTGCGGAGTCAAGAGCACCTTTAGTAGCAAACTTAGGCTTGACAGTAATCTCTATTGCTAAGTCAAAGCGTCGTGTAAAAGCTTTTCTGTCCTTAATTGATACTGGTGATGGGCACCGAGTGTTCGAGGTGCAAAGGACAAATTGTGAGTCAAAATATGAACTTGTCTTCTGACTTAGAGACGCCATATGTAAGTGGTAAGGAGCATCGTTTATGGCATATATTAGTTCCATAATTTCAGGATTAGGCATTGTCGTTGAATCCTTTGTCTGCAACGCATCATCATAGTACACTATAGGCTGATTCTTATAGCCATCCCAATATTCGTTAGCACTTTTACGTGCAAAAACGTAATCCGAGATAGCAGAAGAATCAGTCTCTAGGTACTTGGCTGCATATTTTTGTTGGAACCATTTTACCAAAACTGATTTTCCCACACCACTTGCTCCATAAATCCATAAGGAGAAAGGGCGACATCTATTCAGATCACTTCTACTTGGTGATGTTAACGCAGCAAGAGTATGACCACGTAAATCATTTTGTAGAGTTTTGACAGTCAATGCTGGTAGTGGCATATTTGCGAGAGTCAACTTTGTCTCGAGCTGTCGAAGAGAGTCATCTGTGGCAATTGTTGCTGCACATAGATCTTTGCTCAATTTATAGAGACCTATATCCCACTTTCTTATGAGTTGGGCATTAGTAATGATCTCCTCAATATGAGGTTCAATGTTCTGAAGATCTATGGTTTCCGAAGACACACCAAATTGCCACCGACAAAACGCATCTCTAGCCCATTCGTAAAGCCACATGAAGCAGTCTTTTGCGCAGTTAAAACCATGTTTTGCTTGACCAAAAAGACGCATTGACTGCATGAATTCATTGACTTGCTTCGTCTTACATGCACCAGCAACGACAAGCGCCATCAAACTACCACCCAACAAAGTGAAAGATGATAGTGTTGATGATGCTTGTCCAACGACCTTCTCATATGATTGTGCTTCAGCAACATCTGTTCGCTCTTCTTCTTCTGTTCCACGCATATAGTTGGAAAATTCTTCCCATATAGCGGTTATTCTGCCTGCTACACCCAGTGACATAGCAATTTGTGAAACTGCTAAGAAACACTGAGCGAAAGAGCCATTGTATGCTGCAAGAAGGAGTTGTGCAAAACCTATGAATACCATATTTATGTCCATGATGGTAATTTTTGCCAGGTTTGTGAATATCATGCTTCCTTGTTCTGTCATCATGTCAATGAAATTGCGTATGCAATCTGAGGTTTGAGTTACCGATCGTGCAGCCACTCCAGTATCTTTTACAGTGTCGGATAACTGTTTTACTTCTTGTCTGGCCTTTGAGACAATACCTCCTTGCGTCTCACCAGCTTGAGCTTCTGCAACGATTTCCTCAATGATTTCATCCGCTAAGTCTAATTCCGAACCTGTGAGCTGTGATCTATGGACCATATGTGCAACATTCTCTACTGGTAGCATAAAGCCAAAGTAGCCTGCTTCGCGTTCAGTGGTCGAAAATTCCCTAGCCACCGATGAATATTTTTCAACTACGCCATCTATATGTAAGTGACGCGTCTCGAAATTTGTGCGCAATTTGATGCTACTAAAGCCATATGATGGAGCTTGCTTGTCTGAGGTCCATTCAGCCATGCTTAGATTTTCATCGACATTTGTTTGTGTAGATACTGAATACTCACCTGTCTTTACAAAGAATGGCACGTCATTTGTGATTTGTATTTCTCTTGAATTACACTTTTGACGGAATGCCATATATTCTTTATCTGCTCGGAGTGCAACACATGCAAAATTTCTGTCTCGAGGTTCTGTTCGTCTTTCCCATGATGCATCTGGTGGAACTATTCTGTATGGGCATGAAACAGCAGTCTCACATTCTTGAGTAAATGGGGTGAGGCGCATAGGTCTAAACACAAAATCGGTCTTATCTGTTGCGGCGCTAGACCAACCTTGTGCCTCAGCTTCGTCCTCATAAAACATAGCTTTGGCATCTCGGCGTAACTGTCTGAAAGCTTTTCTATCGCTTTGTATCCTGTTTTGCCAGCGTTTCAAATAGTCTATCTCTTGACGTATAAAAGCAATTTGCTTTATTAGTCGTGAGATTTCCTCTTTGTTATGCTTATGTCTTTCTCTCAAAAACTCAAGTCGTGCAGTAAGCTTCTTCTCTTTTCGTGTCAAAAGGGCAATTTGTTTACTGTTGCCACTGTTTACTAGTCTTAATTTAGAGTTGAAGGCTGTAGCTAATTCTTCAACTGGTGAACGACCTTTCACCTTACGTGCAGGGGAGGGAATTGAGTCAACACAGTCTTTCGAGTGAGTTGTACTTGCCATAGTTATTAGACACCATATGAGGTGTTGACCGTTGAAGGAAGCCACTCCTGACAGTTTTGATTTCTGACAAAATACACTTACAAGGTTACACATAAGAAGGGAGGGCAAATAAAAAGCAGCATTGTCAACATGTTTTGTGAGTTGCGTCTACACGGGGACTGGGCCGAAAAGAACTTACAGTGGACTCCCCTAAAATTGTACTCACTCTGATTAGTCAATGGCATGTCCTGTAATCGGGCCCTACATCAATGTGTGCTCGACAACGTTCCTAGGAACGGCTCGTACACAAAGATTTGGGTACTCCTCAAATGAACAACGCTCAACATCATCTAGAGCTTTCAGGTAATTGGCTCGCCACCAATACCCTAGTTGGTTTGCGTAAACAACACAATTTTAGGCACTCATTCAGTTCAGCCAAGTAGGCGCCTGTCACAACGGTGGCTTGAGGACACCCATACGTTCAATACTGAATTTTATCTATATACGGTCAGTGGAAAGACCCTTTGGTACTTTTCTCGAATATTTCCCTTGATCGTCATAAGGGTTTAGTATGGGTATTGCAAATGGAGCGTCATATTGACGGTAATGCATTGGTGGTGGTCCCACTAAACAGAAGTAAGAGAAATCATCAGCCGCAGCTTCAAAAATATCTCCTTCCATTCCATCGGACACATTGTATCGCACACCCGGTACTTGCGTCTTGCTTTCCCAATTTGCTCCTACGGGTCTCATCCTCAATGGATAGTAATAAGGAATTGCAACTTCCCCACTTGAATTGGTAATAGAACTCCACTCGATTCTGGGCATACCTTGTTGTAAAACCGATTTGCCAAAATCTACTTGGTTTACTGCGATTAATTCAGCAGAGTATCTACCAATTCCAGAAGGGAAGAATTTAGTCCTCGTACTACCACAGAAGAATCGATAAATGTATGAAACGCGAGACAATGATGTTTCTGGTATGTAGAGTAAGTCTCCTATTGTTCGTGCTCCGTACTCATCGTCAGACAAAAATGCGGATGGACTGTATGCGATTGATGGATTATCGCTTATTATGGTGCCAACAGGATCAAAACGTTTGATGTATGAGCGTAATGATTTTTGATACTCACCAAAAGTTACCCGAGTTAAATCAGGGTTACCCTTAGTAAGACCAATACTACTGAGGCTAGAACTCTTGCAGTTTCCTCCGTATCGCTTCTCTCCACTTTGAGCTATGGCCATTAAACTAGGTGCATCTGCAACATTAAAATCGTCTTGCGTAGCAGTTGTAGTTGTCATTGGAATAGCTCCATGAAGAACCACGTTAACAGGGACACTAGCTAAAATTCGAGCAGTGATGTAAACTATAACTGTCGAGTCCCCAGTGAAATTAACTTGGAAGTTCTTGCTAGTATATTCTCCGTTACCATAAAATGGTGGTGCTTGAGTTATATCATAGCTGTCACCTCCTTCGTTAAGATTCCACTGTGTTGAACCTATTGCTAGATTAAGAATGTCTTGGGTGTCGTCTTTAGTGAAATCATAGTCACCTGTGAGAATAAATTCTGCCCAGTTGTCAAAGGCATCACTAGCAGCAACAGCTGGTCCGGCTACTACATCAGTATCTGGGTAAGCAACATGAGCATCCTTAAAGTATTTTGCTATAAGTATTTCTATATGATCGCTTACTGTATCAGGATGCCTAAGTTGACCAACACCAAATATGCAAACTGAACCTGTGTGGTGTACATTTCGATCACTACCAATGTGAGTTGATAAGTATGGTTTGTTACTGCAATATGGCACTTCAAATTCCCAATAGTCGACATCTCCATCAACTCCGTCAGGTGTTGAAAGATCTATCATTTGACCATGGCAATTCTGCAAATTGTCTTCGTATGATGAAGTGTTACTATATGGATTGTAACAAACATACATACGACCAGAGTGGTATTGTGTTTTGACTATGTATATGCGGTAGACGATAGTGGCACGCCAGTATTTGTACAACAAAAATGGGTATGAACTAGCGCCAACACAGATTGTTCCGTCTTCCATGTTATCTGCAGTGTTTGGTTGATTGTAAACCCAAGTAAGGTTAGTTGTTTGTGTCCAATTTAATCTTTTACGCCAAGTGATGTAAGGTCTACTAAAAATGTATTCTAAAGCCATCTCATCAATTGTTAAATTTGTCGCTAATGAGGAGTCAACACTATTATCGGGGATACTTGCTAACATTTGTGATGCATCTTTACCTTCAAAAGTGGCCATGTTGTAGCCTGGAATGTTAATCATGAGATTCGGTTGAACATACTGTTGAGGTTTAGACAAACCAAAAGCAGCGAGAGCTTTCCCGGCAGCGCGTGCAGGCCATTCAACTACCTTTGCAACATCTCCTACTACTGGTACATCTGAAAGAGCACCAGCAATATGAGCTGTCTCATTAGCAATCGAAGACCATGCTCCTGATGCTTTGCCTTCTCTTCCTTGGGCAATGGCAACAAGTTCATATCCTGGAAAACAGTCTTGCAATTGTTTGCGGGTTTGAGCAAGTGAACGGGGAATGGTAACAACACTAGGAACACGATATTCGGTGTTAAGAAATCGTGCTAAAACGTTAACAGTTACTTTCTCATCATCACTTGGTCCTAAAAGTTGTGATATTACATAAATACCTGCTGTACAAAATTGATTATCACTATTTGACAGATCAAAACTATCTACTGGAGCGATGTAAGGCATTCTAAGAGTGACTGATGAATCTTTCTTAACATTAATCATTTTATTTACATATGAGGAAACACCTGGTAATGTAGCGGTAGAAGCTGAGCGTAATTTGCCTACTGCGTGTGAATAAGGGTTATAAGCTACTAATAACATACCTTGCTGAAATTTATTGGCGTTAATTTTAATTTCTAATTCAACGTCAGCACGAAAATATTGGAATCTATCTAGCTTGCAAGATAAGAAATTTGAATTAGCAAAAATAGCAGAAGGAAAATCATATTGTTTTAACCTACCTGTAGTAATGTTTCCTGCAATATAATCGTCACGACTAAGAGTTACGGGAACAGAGGGATCAGTAGAAGACCATTCAAAAGTATCTATTGGAACCTGTCTAGAAAGAATTTCGTCTAAAGTGTGAAGTGGTAAACCCTGATTGGATTCATCAGTTAAAGTTGAGTCGACCTGAACAATTTCCGTTGGTTTTTGCGAGTCCGTGAAGATTTTACTCTTCTCCGTAGCATCCGGTATCGGTGTAACTTCTGGAAGGGACGCCTGATCTTCCAGATTTACAATTGCCTCTTTGGCATTGGTAACAACTTCTTTTACTGTTGAAGCAGTACACATGGTTTTACTGGTAGATTCGTACTATAACTACCAACAACAACTCGCTATAAATATAGCTATGAAGTTTAAAGTCCATATTTACAAGATCGTCGTACCTTGACGCTGTTGTTATCAAAGCTTCGCAATGCATAATATAGACAAGGGATAATGAATCTCCACGAGATTTAGTTCAGAGCAATAAATTACTAAGAACTTAAAAAGGGAAGGGGAGAAAAAGGGAAATAACACACATAAGGAAACGCGCTATTAAGCTACAAGCCTCTAAGAGTATGCAGGGGTTTACGAGAATCCGCCGCGTGTTATGAATTTGGGTGTAGGGAGTGTCCCT